GCAAGAGAGCCGCCTGTAGCAGTATAGAAGACCAGAGCGCCCTCTGCGTTTGCTGCACTGCTTGCGCCGTTGGCGACATGCATACCGCCAAGGATTTGATAACCGCTAGTACCGGTAGTGCTTCCCATGTACTGGGCCGCTACACTGTTCACAGTAGTGCTTGTTGTTTGTCCGTTAAATGCCCCATTACCAGAACCACCGTTGAGTCCTAGATACTTAAACGTACCGCCGAATCCAGTCGTGTCTGGGTCAGCACCAATGCCCACGTTCTGACTAGCATCAATCGTGATAGCCGTGGACGTAGCGTTGTCGTCGATGCCGGGGGAAGTAAAGCTACCCGTAACGTCAAGATCTACTACGTCTACGTCTGCTAGGGTGGTTGTACCTGTGACATCTAAGGTTGTTACATCGGCGTCAGGAAGGGTAGCTGTACCAGTAACATCAATGTTGCCACTAAAGTCTACATCTGTATCGGTAACAGTAATCTGAGTTGACGTAGCATTATCGTCGATGCCGGGGGAAGTAAAGCTGTCTGTGGCAACCAAATCAGTAAAGGTACCGGGAGAACCACCACCGGTGTCACCTACTTTGAAGACGTTGCCTGAAGAATCTTTTGAATATAAAGTTTGATTTGTTAAGTCTACCGCAAGTTCACCCTGAACTAAGTCGCCTGCTGCGGGAGCACCTGATCCATTCTTTGTGATAATCGTTGTAGCTGACATTTAAGGACTCCTGAGAAACAGGGGGAGAAGAAAGGGGACCCGAAGGCCCCCTGAGTAGTCTTACGCGTCTGAGACAGCCAAGATCAGGCCAGCTTCAGGGCGGTAAGTTTCAATGCCGTACAGAGTATCAGCAGTGTACAGAGTAGACAAGTACTCTTGCTTGTACTGAGTCTGCGAACGTACACTCATCTGCTCTGCGTGAACAATGGCGTCTTTGTGGAAGAATACACATCCACGTACACCAGTAGTCAGCGTAGGAGCGTTAGATGACACGTAAATGTCAACACCGTAGAGGTTACCGATGAGGCCAGATTCAACACCACGGCCACCTACGAAGTCACTAGATACGTAACGGTCGATTCCCATGATGTCCTTACGGGCAGCAGGGGGGATCACAAGACAACGGTTATCCATAGGCACATTAGCATCATCTAAGATTTTAATGGCTGTACGGAAGCCTTCGTCGTTGAACGCACCGGGAGTACCAGTACCGAACAGTGCTAGACCAGCAGCATCTACGAACTCATAGCTGTTAGAGTTAGTCCAGTCAGCAGCAGACGATGGAGCAACTACTCGGGTTCCATCTCCGAAACCTGTAGCACAGTTCATTAGGTCAGTGTCAACTTGGACAGCTAGTTGGTAACCAGCGTCTTCAGTGTAGAACTGACGTAGGCTCGTGAGGGCCTGAACTTCTACAATATCTTCGATGAATCGTGAGTACTCAAAGTGACGATCAACTGCGATTGTCAGCTCACCTTCTACGTTTGCTTGGATGTTAACAGCCGTGTCAGCAACCTTAGCGGAAGCAGCACCACGGATGGGCTTAGGTACATGGATTAAGTCACCCTTCTTACCTGTCATTGACATCTTCTTAACGAGAGGTGACATCTTCAGGTTCTTCTGGTATGCTGCGATTACTTCGTCGCTCCAGATTTCAGGGATGAATGTTGCTGCGGCTGTCTTATTGACAATGGAGCCACCGCCTACTGTACCGGGATAAGTTTGAGTCGCCATAATAAATCTCCTTTAGATTAGGCTACTTGACCCTCCCGTCTGCATACGCTTGAAAGATTTCCTCTGACAAAGCTGCGTAACGGTCGGGATCAGTGTTCATAAGTTTAATAATATCAGCACGACGATATACTTTCTTACGTGAACCTTGGCCTGTTCCTCGGGCGTTACCTGTACTTGCAGACTTAACTTGCTGCTTACGTGCTTGCTTCTCAACTGCTACCGTCTGTTCTGCAACAGAGGCTCTCTCTTTCCAGAGGGAGAACAGTTCATCAGCGGCATCATAATCATACTTTTGGTCTGCTTGTACAAACAATTGAGTCCTAATCTTAGAGCCTTTGATCCACTCAGCAAAGTTAGCATCTTGGATAATAGTGTTCATATCTGGATGCTTACTCTGTAACTGCGACAAAGCTGTTTGCTTCTTGTAGTTCTGAGTGACTTGATTAGCTTCTCTAATACTAGGGTGGTTCTCAATTGCCCTACTAACTGCGGCCTGTGGATCAACAAAGAAGTCAGTATCGTCTTCTTCTTGCTGTTGTACAGGTGCTTGTTGTTGTGCGAGTTGTGTTTGGATGTGGTCGTCAACAACCTTACGTAGTTCACCAACTTCAGAGCTTTGTTTACCTAGGAGCTTCTCAGCCTCTTGGTGCATCTGAACAACCTCTTGCAAGGACTTGTTCTGATACTTCTCTGGTACACTAGGCTCCTCTTGAGCTACCTCCTCTGGAGACTCTAAAGTATCCTCTGTGTCTAGTGTATCTACGGTTTCGTTGTTTACTTCTTCTTCCGAACGCTCGTCTACGAGTTGTGCTCGTCCCATATTATTAACCTTCTCCGCCTAACGGTTGTGGAGTTTATTTACGCCCTGCTTCACTATGTTCTCGTACCCACTTCATGTGTCTACCGGGGAAATCCCCAGAGGCACCGTCGAGTACGCATGGTGTTGCAGAAGCGACCCTTGTAGCGTTAGCACCACAACCGCACCTACTGGTTGTAACACCGTCCTCTACAAATTCTTCAAAGTAATGACCCTCAGTACACTTAAAGTCGTATACCTTAATCATCTTCATTGGATTCTTTGGCTTCCTCGTAAGCCTGCTCTACCGAGGATTCTAAGTTTATTAGGTGGGCTATGACATTTAATTGTCCCTTCCTAAAATACATATCGTTAGTATCTTTGGTTGCCTCCACAGAGTTAATCACGTTACCATTTGATCCAAACTCTTCCGTGAGTTGCTTCCAACCCTCGGTGTTAAAGAGGTCAAAGTATACATTGAAGTATCTCTCTAGTTCAGGGTTCATATCAGCCTTAGTTCCTTTGTGTGTTTAACTTACGGTATATTATAACATATTTTAAAGAATACCACAATACCTTTATAATAGTTTTTGCATGTATTGTGAAATTTTAACAAGTTCTTCGGGTGTTGAGTCGTTCTTAATGCGATTAGCTCTCCAACTGATTACTTGGACATTGCCTCTTTTGTAGCCTTGGGAGGGCCTAATTTGGTCTATAGATGGGCTATCATCAGTCCTTCCGTTCCACCCGCCCCCTTCGCCACCACTGTAGTTCAGAGGTATACCCAACATAGGACACTCATCAGGAACCTCTAGCTCCTCAAGAATCCTTAGTTTCTCACCTTTAGGGACTCCTTTAGAGGTCAACATCTTGTTTAACCAATAGTGCTTAGGGCCTTTGCCACTTAAGAAGCTCTTACGCTTCCTCAGGGTTGTCTGTAAACCAAACTTCTGCATCACCTGATAAATACGTTGCTTAGAAACACCGTAGTGCTCCCCTATCTGCTCTGTCGTCTTTGTCTTCAGTAACTCAGCAATGGTATCTAACTCATCTTTCCAAACTATGCTTGACATAAGTACTCCTAATGTGTTAACTATACTACTATTGTAACACACAGGAATACTAAAGTCAAGTCTTTCCTTTGGTATTATTTACCTTTCTTACCTTTGGAGCAGCTACAGCCCCCTTTGGCCTTCTTTGCTGCTGCTTTGCCAGCTTTAGTGTACGGGTATTTCTTACCTTTAACTGTAGGCATCACCATTTCTCCTTATTAGCCCAATATGCCGCAGACATCTTGCCTTTGGCTATATTCTTTGCATGTCGTGCCTTGAAGGACTTCTGACGAGCCGTGGGCTTCTTATCGCCTGAGACTCCCTGTTGTCCAAACCTAATGGTCTTAACCTTGTCGCCTTCCTTGGCTACAACTACGTGAGACTTAGTAGGGTGACTAGGCGTTCTCTTTGGCTTGTTGTACCCGCTTACCCCTGCCCTTGCTAGCCGTGGATCCTTTGCTTTGCTCATTTACCTTCTCCTCTAGTTCAGCTAACTTAGTCTCTAAATCTGACAAACGAGTAAATTGCCCCTTGAATGCCTCATTGACTTGATTAATGAGATTCTTCAGGTCTGCTGCTGTCATTAACATCTTTAGTTCTCCTTGTCTAAATCTTTTGTATCAAACGTGTCTTCTGTAGATTCGCCGGTAAGCTTTGCAATCTTTGCAGTGAGGTCAGCCACACGCTGCTCTAAGAGCGCCGTTGCGCTGTTAACGAAGCCAACAGTAGCAAGGTTAGTGTTTCCGTCTTGCCTTCCGTAGTAGTTGACCGCATCAGTGCTGCCCGTGTTGTTGTGGTACACCTGCAAAAGCCTTTGATTAGCGCCCTCACTGGTTCTACCTTTTAGCTCAAAGCCAGCGCCCGGAACCGTGGTTCCTTTTTCGATAATGATGCGCTTGTCAATCGTCATGCGTATAGAACCGTCTTCAACGATGCGCTTGCTGTCACCACTAAACTTGATGTAGTCAGTAACTAGCTGAGCCTCAAGCTGACCCGTCATTACGTCGCCGGTCTTCTTAACGTAGTCGTCTAGGTCAACGCTGTCGCCTGTGAACGTACGGAATAGAATGTCCCATACGTCATTGACTTCCCACTTCTGATCTGCGGGGTATATCTCTGGACTATTAACCTTAATCCTAGTCCATCTACCTTGATCTAGAGGTGCTGCTACTACTCGGAACCGCGCCAGAGAATCATTAGGCCCGGCCATGTAGAAGTACATGTTTGGCTCTACTTTGTCCCACTTGAAGTCATATCCGCTTAGGTTCTTATTGTGCGCCCATATCTCTCTGGTCTGCATTGGGTCGTAGGTTGTTGATGTCCCGTTAGTTGTCATGCACTGGAAGTCGCCGTTGTCTGACGGCATCTGCTTAACAGCGAACTTCATCTCGCCTGAGCTATTGTCAGTAATCAGAGTGTCTAGGCGACCAGTGAGACGGTCCTCAAGGTTATCAATCAGACTGTCAACGGTGCGTAGGTTGACCGCGTGTTCAGCGTTGGTAGGGTCAGCCAGCTTGTTTATGTTTGTGTTGTCCATGTTAAGGTTACGCGCACGTATACCTCTGTTGGCATCCAGCCGAAGGATAACCTCCTTTCCGCTAGACGGGCCTGACACGAACTCAATGGCCTTCTTGAAGGTTGCGCCGTTAAGATCAACCTTGAGGATTGTTTGGTCATCACTAGATCCAAGGCCCTCAAACAGATTAATGGTCTGTGTAGTGCCAACCTTTGGCGCTATGTCCATCAATACGTCTTGATCGCCAAACTTAAGCGTGTCTGTGAAGGTAATGCCGTCGCCTCTGCCTTGGATTTCACTGAGCTTTAGGGGCGTGTTGAACGAGGTGTCGTTATTGCCTACATATATCTTGGTACTCTTTGTCCCAAGCTGTAGCGAACTGTTATCTGTACCAGAGAAGACGTTGAGCGCAATAAGCCGCCTAGACGCCCGTGTGTCCATGCCAGACTGACCGTTGATAGTAAACGGCCCCTCCATTGAATCGCCGCCTGTCTTGCTGACGTAGTTGTTAAACAGGCTTATGTCTTGTGACAGCTTGCGGTACATCTCTAGCGTGACATAGGGGGACTCAATAAGGCTAGAGCGCCATACTTTAGTAGCTAACCCTTGCTGTAGGTCATCCCCGTAGCATGTCTCAGCCACTACGTTTAGTACGGTGTCATTCTCAGTAGCAAAGCCAGAGTTCTCACAAACCCATACCTGTATTTTACCGTTAGGCTGAGTCAGTACATACTCAATGCCCTCTTGGTCGCAATACTCGCTGGCGTCCTTGCGAACATTGATCTTCATTTTGTTCTGGGCAGTACCCTCTGGCTTGTCATCAGCAAACACTGTGTGAACTCTAAGCTCACCCTCTGGGCAGTCAGTAGTGGCGTGAGGGTACGGGGATCTTACTAATGTCTCCTCATGCTCCTCAGTGATGTCTGTGACAGAGGGGCCAAAGATAGGGCCTACGAACTCACCACCAGTAATAGGTACGTAGTCATTTGGTACTTCTATGGCTTCGATCTGCTCTAGGAACCATCGGTTAACTTCTAGCTGATTCTTAAGGTCAGGTACAGTAACGGACTTAAAGCGGCCCTTAGCGTCCCTAAAGAGTACGTCAGGCTCCGTTGCTACCATACTTGTGGTAACAGGACCCATACTGCCGCCCTCGCCACCAGAGCCTCCTCCCTGTGAGTACACAATTGTCTGACCGTTTTCATCAGTAGTCAAAGGCATGTGTACAGACACCTCAGACTCGTCTGACAACACAAACACTAAGTCACCGTCAGCGGCTGTGTAAGCATCTACAATACCTAGCCCAGCTTCTCCGTCCTCACCCTTAGGACCCTCAGAACCCTTAGGCCCCGAAGGCCCCTCAGGCCCCTCAGAACCCTTAGGTCCCGAAGGACCCGTAGGACCCTTAGGCCCTTGTTTACCATCGGCTCCTCTGTCTCCTTTAGGTCCCTGTGCTCCGTCCTTGACCTCTTTGGCTTCCCACTGCTCTACTTTTTCTAGACGCCTCTTAAATTTCTCTAGAAGCATCATAGTAGTTAAATTTCGCACCTATACAGCCTCCGGTGGTTGACCTACGTTAGGTCCTCGGGGTCCTGAAGGCCCTCTGGGTCCTTGTGGAGCACTGGGGGGTTTGTTAGACATTAAGGAGTCAAATAGTTGCTGCTCCTTCTCTCCTAACTTCTTATTAGACTCTGTCGTGCTCTTCTTGTCCTGAATCTCAGTCTCCTTTAAGGCTATTTCAGCAACCTTGAGCCTGCGTTCAAACTCTTTGTCGTCTTGGTCACCCGCTTGGAGGTTTCTAGTGATAGCCTCAATCTTCTTAATCTCAACCTCTTGAGGCTCAAGCTGTGCTTCGACAGAGTACTTCTGTGCTCTCGCTTGTGACTCCTGAGCCTGTGCAGCCAAAGCTGCTGTCTGAGACTGCTGGAACTCAAGCTGTGCCTGTTGTGCTTGCATAGCTGCCTGTTGAGCCTGTGGGTTAGGCTGCTGCGCTTGCTGCATAGAGGCTATGAGTTCTTCCCTGTTACTCAGGTTCATGTTATCTACGATGCTCTGGAGCAACACAGGGTACACAGGGCTATCCTGCTTCATAGTCTGCAAGAGTTGTACAAGCTGTGTAACCTCATACTCCCTAGCTATGATACCTAAGGTTGAGGTAGCGTTGAACTTATAGTCCTTCACAGGGTAGTTCTCAGGGTCAAACTGCATATACCTATGTGCAGCCTTAGTGACAAAGGGGATCAAGAAGGACTGTTGGAAGTTAATTAAGGTGCGCTTATGACGTTTAATAATAGCGCCAAGAGACATAGAGATACCAGCGGCAGTAGCTTCACCATTAACAGAACCAGAGAGTCCTGCTGAGTCAACTGCTCCAGTAGCTTGTTGTACCATCTGCTGCAAGGAGGATGCTTGGGCGAACGTGATCTGACCCACTTGACCAAAGTTGAACGGCTGTAAGACTTCACGAGGATCTCCATTGGTTAATATAGTCTTGCCGGGGCGTACCTCAGGCTTGGCCCCTCGTGGGAACTTAGTGGCATCAATGGCTAACATAGGATGTATTGTGAGAGCCAAAGCATCTATTCTAGCCCGTAACTCAGTATCCAAAGCCTTCTGACTATTATAGCCCTTCTCACACACACCTCGACCCCAGAACATAGAGGGTACTACGTCCCATGGGAATGCTACCACAGGCCTGTCTTGCATCATGTAGGGGTTAGCCTCAGCCTTCAGGAGGACACCACCGTTAGCTATAACTACCACAGCCTCTACGTAACTACCAGAGTCATCAGAGGAGCTTAGGTTTTCTACCTCCTCATCCTCATCATCCATGGCCTCATCTAAGAGTTGCTTAGGGACTAAGCCGTAGTACTTCGTTAGGCGCACCTTGTCATCACTGTATACAGAGATTTCATGGTCAGGCTCTAAGTCACTATCTGTGGATGCTGTGCCTACATAGGTGTCCCTATAGACCCCTTGCTCCTGTAGTTGCTCCACTAGGTGAGGACTTACAAACTCATCAATGGCTACACCCATAGCATCCTCAATGGATGTGGCTACAGGGTCAATAAGGAAGTTCTGAGGCATCACAGGCTTTAACTTAACGACTACCCTATCTGTAATGTTGACACCTACAGCCTGTAGTTGACCATCCATCATAGGCTGAGTAGCCGGGGCCATCTCTTTGATTTCCTCTAAGACTATCTCACCCACCCCGGTTCCAAAGACTGCTGCGTTAATCAAGCACTCAGCGACAGCCTTACGTACCTTAGTGTTCTCAAAGTCTTCAGTTAACTTGTTCCTTAGGTACTGTATGTCCTGAGAATCCTTGTCTCCATAGTTATCTTGGATGTCAAAGAACTTACCACGACCAAAGGTGGCTTCCTCCATCTCAGCAACATTAGACTCTACGGCCTGCTGGAGAGCCGGGGATATGATTCTTGAGCGCTCTGATTGCTTCTGCTGATCCTCTGCTGCCCAGATACCCCTCCAAAGTCGGTAGTACTCATCAAACTTCTCAGCGTAGTTACTCTCGTAGTTGTCTCGCCAGTCCTCTGCTTTAGTCATCACCCAGTCTTCTAGGGACTCATCTATCATCAGAGGATCTGGGCTATATAGGGTGTCTTTCATAATTAGTATCCCGCTACAATATCTAAGATTTCAAGCTCATCTTCTATGAACTCATGGATCCCATAAGGGATGGTCGCTAATTGATCTATGTAAGCCAAAGAGTCCACTAAGTCATCGTGTGTTAGTGGATCAGGGAACTGGAAGAGTTGATCTAGGAATCTAGCGTTCCACTCCCCCTTGTTCAAGCTTATTACACCGTTCTCAAAGCGCCCTTGCAACGCCCACATAATACGGTCTGTCTTCTTCTTATTACCGTGGGTTAACTCTTCTACCCTAAAGTACTTCCCATACTTCCTCTGAAGATCCATTAGAGGACTCATTACAGCTTGCTTTGCTATACCCCTCTCAATACCTACTGAGATAGGCTGGTAATCCCTTACTGCTTGGAATATCTTCATCGCTGTTTCATCTAATGTCCAACGTCCGTAAACTATGTTCTCTACGTGCCAGTCTCCGTTGTCACCAACTTTGACTACAGAGATTGCTGTCTCATCTAACTTAGAACTCTTCGTCCTCTTCTTACCTACTTCCTCAAAGCCTGCGAGGTCAATGGCTATGTAGTAGTCCCCTGCTTCCGGGGCCTCTCCGTAGTGTACCCAGTCCTCCTTAAACATCTCTGAGCCAACAGCCTCAAAGGACGCCATGAACTCCTGACGAAAGGCGTAAGAAGACATGGACTTCTTTGCGATGTTAATTTCATCAGGGTCGAGTAATGGGTTATCGTAGCTTGTGAAGTGCCAACCTGAGTATGTCTCATCATCACCCATCTCCGCATACTTATAGAGTTCATAGAAGTGATTACGACCCATAGGTGTCCCTATGAACATCGCGTGTCCCTTCTGGTCTGCCAACGCTGGACGTAAGACCTGCTCCCATACGTCAGGCTTCATATCTGCGTACTCATCCATCACCAGAAACTTCAAGGAGACACCACGCATAGTCTCTGGCCTATCTGCCCCCTTAAGCGTAATCGTGGCTCCATTGACTAACTTAAGCTGTAAGTTGTTAATGTGGGAACCTGTGATTACATCGTGACCTAACTCTAGGAGCGTTTGCCACATGATGTCCCTAGCTTGTCCCTGCGTAGGGGCTACATAGAATACATGACCCCTGTCTGACTGTAAGGCATTAATTATTAACATCCATGCAGCTAACCTAGACTTCCCTGTTCTTCGGCCAGCAGCGACAACCTTAAAGCGCGTAGGATCCTCAAATACCTTGGTTTGCCACGGGAGTAACTCTACGTTAAGATCAGTCACTACTTAAGACTCCCCCTCGGTTGTCCATAACTTAAGCATCTTTAGTTGTCCATTGTCCATCTAAAGGGTCCAAGGCTTCTGAGGAGCCTAAGGGTGCTTCAGAGACCTCTGTAGACCCCACTCCTGTGATGTTTATCTGTATGGCACTCCTACCTGCATCTTTGATTACATCCTTCTCAAAGGCCGCTGTGGGCGCTATACGATCCATTATTAGCTTCCAAGCTGCCCCTTGGTTCTTATGGTCATCATCTAAGGCTGCATTGAAGATAGCCTCTAATACCTTACCTGACTTAGGACTAGCCAACATACGAGCTTTGTATTCATTGATTACCGAGGCATCACCCTTAGGTCTACCTACCTTACCCCTATTACCTACCTTCTTAAGCTCCGTAGAAGCCTTTGTAGGCCTCCCACGCTTCTTAGGTGCAACTTTAGTTGTATCTGGTCCTTCTGTAGACATAAGTTATCCTCTGTAGGCTTATGTTGTCTTATGTTTTACCTGAGTCCCCTATAATCTAAGTACCCTTTGGATTCCCTAGTTCCTAAAGGGGTAACCTTAGAGGGGATCTTGGTAAACCTATTTAGTTATACCTTAATTTATCAATCAATGTATTCATCAAAGGATAACTAAGGGTAACTTAAGTGGCGCGAAGTCCCTCTAAAGTGTTGCTTAGAATATACTATATATTATACCACATTTTAAAGAATACCACAATACCTTTATAATACATATATGAACTATTTACATTATTCTTAGTGGCCTCAGGCCTCCTTTGGTGCCTCCTTAGGTTCCCTTTTAGAAC